CGATAGCGACATTATTATCTCCAGTAGTTATGGCATCTAACGCTGTAGTTCCAAATGCAACACTGGTACTTGCAGTGTCAGTCGTTCCAGAAGGATCATTACCAAGCCAGATGGAGTTGTTTTCCTGAAGCATTGCAAATCCATCTAACTGATTAACTTCAGCAGCAGTCGTAGTAACCGCAGCAGCCCCAAGACTAGTAAACTGAGACTGCAAAACTGACTTCACGAGACGAATCTGGTCGTCGCCCTCACTAACTGGGTCTGTGGCTAGCGGATTTGTAGCCGAAAGTTGGCTAATATATGTGGCTGTCTCTACACCCATGATTCACCCCCTATGTTAATTCAAATATACCACTCGAACTCGGAGTGACAGTGAGTGTATTAGCATCAGCCAAAGTGAATTGAGATGTAGTCAACTTTGAAAAACATACCAGTTTACCACTAGATTGATAGATGACTGCGTATTTAACATTCGCAATTGTCCCACCAGTGGCAGTCCATACAACAGCAGTTGAATCCCAACGAAACACACCAGCAGATGCGCCAGCGGCCCATGTTCTAGATGGAACAGATGCACCACCAGTAGTGTATCCATTGCCATTAGCAACTTCATTTGCGAGTGACGCTTGTGTCGATAAAGTAGCAGTGTTTACATTAGCACTTGCAGCGCTAGTATGCAAAGCCATTTTAAATCCAACACTTGTACCGCTTAAATCAAAGTCGCCTTCGCCTAAATATTCCCTAAAGGAATTATAAAAACTCCAAGCAGCAGCAGCCATGTTATATTACCTCCTCTTTTATAGTCAATGAATCTGGGTTTTTTATTATATGGGAAATAAGCCCATTTCCATGAACAGCCAAATCATAATGTTCGCCGGTCTTAGAAATCATATCAACGAACTCTTTTGCTTGATGATAATGGGCAGCCGTACACCTAAATTCCTTTCCAGATACAGTAACGTCTATGATTCCTTCATCATCATTTTCAGGTTGCTCATAAGCATGATGTTCTCCTATAACACAACTGTCAAACCCAAACATCTCAAACTTATGAAATCCCAACATTCTAAACAAATGTACAGCCCTCAGCGCTATGGTAGCACCCCCCATCACAGGAAAATATTCTTCACCATACTGTTCCTGCAAAAGATCATAATTTTCATCTCCAGCAACGTGCCAAATCCACACTTGGCAATCTTCCAACATATCAAACACAGAAGGATGACATTGTGAAGAAATAAAATACTTACAATCCTTTCTTAATGGTTTAACAAACCTATTATTAAATTCTCTACTATCCAACATAACCATAGCAGAAGGCTCTAATCCATTATCTATACAATACTTATAACTTCCATTAACAGTTATAACTGGGACTCCATCATTTTTCTTTTCTAAAAGGTTAGGAAAAGTTTTTTTTAATGTTGGCCCACCTAGAGCAAGACAAACTACTTTGTCCCATTGAGTTTCGTAAGGCTGAACTTGAGGTAACCCCCTCTGAATATTTTTTTTTATGTTATCCCTTACCTTATCCTTGTCCTCATTGAGATTACATATTATCTCTGGAACAGGTTTTTTTACAGAAACAGAAGGTGGGTATCCTTTAAATACGCTAGTTAGAACCACGAAACTCCATCCTTATCTCTAATCCCTTTGCCGCAGTGCTGCTACCAATAGCATCTATATCAATTCTTAATACAGTAGCAGTTGTTCCATCAGAATACACTTTATTAACATTACCACTTGTATCAATTACTGCCGGTGTAGCAGCGCTATTAGTATCCAATTCTCCAGCATCTATTGTTATTGGAGTGCTAAGAACATCAGTTGATGTAGTTACATTATATAATTGAACAGTCGTAACGCTTCCAACCCCAGCAGTATATACATGAGCACCTATAGAGTACAGAACCAATCCATCAAAAGTAGTTGGACAAGTAACCGCCGTAATTCCATCACCTACATAAGTATCATTAGCGTCTGGAATAACCTTTATAACCATAGTTCTATAGAAAAATGGAGTATCAATGGCAAAAATCTTTTTAGCAGCACCAGCCGATGTATCCCAAAAAGAAATATAATCAGCATTATCAACCATAGTAGTTTCAGCGCCAAATGAGTTTATTAGTTCTTGCTTATCATTATTAAGATTCGTAAAGTTACCATCCACTTCTGAAAATGAAAGTGGTGATCCCTTTGTTTCTCTAAGTGTTATCGTAGCCATTATATTTCCTATGAACTTGTATCATTTTCACAATATCCAGAAGTCCAATAAAAAGGTTGAGCGTAAGGAAGAATACCATACGGAAAATCTCTCGGTTGTCTTTCGTAAAACTTTCGACCATTAGTCATGCGATAGGCAACTCTACGAGGAGGATATTTTCTTGCGCCCCCTATACGAAATCTTCTCGCCATTAGTATCTTGCCTCTGCTTCTGGTTCTAGTGAATGTCGCCTTCTAGAAATGGGCGGCATCGCATCCATATCATATATTCGAGAAAGAGCATCTAGGAAATCTGGATGAATCGTAGGAAATAAAAGATACTCATTCTTCTTTACCCAATCAACCAGATCATATAATTTTCCTTCCTCATCTTTTCGCATGATCTTCTTAGAAATCAAAAATTCTTGCTTCTTTGTTTTGTAATCTTTCTGATGGGAAGTTAATCTCTTCTCGTCAGTAGGATAAGGAAAGAAGAAAGAACCATCTTTTAGATCCGGTTCAAGTCTCTGTATTCTATCCTTCTTAGACTGAGAACCTCCTCCTCCAGTCCAATTTAATTCATAAATAGGAAATGAACTCCCATCTACTCTCATCATTTCCTTAAAGTGTTCTATGTCCGATTGCGCCCCATACCTCTCATAACCAATCTTTACTTCCCTAATTCCGGGCGCCCTTTTCCACTTGGCTCTAAGAGTCTTGATAAATTCCCACCTCTCAGAAAGAGAAAGTCTATGGCATACTCCATCTAATAGAAACTTATTATAATTAGCATCTACACCCACAACAGATATAGCAGTCCTATTAGATCCCTTCTTTCGAGAATGGGCGGGATCGCACATAACATACACATTCAAAGTATATGGACGAATCTCCCATTCATGCCACCACTCTTCCTTAAATGCAATATCAGAACCTTCTATAGGATTCAATAACTGCTGACATGCAACCGTATAGGTGGAAGTTGTCTTCTTAATCTCTTCCCACCTGTCCACTTCAAGAAAGACCGGATCTCCATCCATCTTTCCATTGACCGTCGCTGGATGTATTCTAGGCTTTACAGCGGCCCTTTGAAGGATCGTGCCGTAGGTGTCTCCATATGAGTATCTCGTACCAGCATACTGAAATCTAGGCCGGTAGGTAGACCCCAAATTAAGCGATAATTCCCACTGAGTAGTAGTTTTATGTATCTGTTCGGGCGTATTTACCGCCTCCTGAACCACAATATCATCATAAACAATCAAATCAAAGTGCCTACCAGTAGGTTGCCCGTCAACTAAACCATGCGCTTCAATAGTCTGTTCCTTTGGATTTGCGAACCTTTTAACGCATATACCCTCATTTTCTGCCCACTTAGGAGCCTGAAGCCGAGGTTTTGACCACAAAATATCAGGATAAAGTTGTTTAAGTTTTTCATTTGAATCAAATTCCTGCATTATTTGCCTCAAAAAAGGCTTTGCTTGTCTAGCGGAAAATGATAACAACCCTATCGTGATATCAGGATTGCAAAGGATTTCCTGAATGCTACCTAAAAAAGTGATAATTGAACTCTTATAATGGAATCTTGCCCATAAATCTAGTCTTGAATCTCTATCTGATTCGACTTCTCTGCATCTATCATAGATCCACGGATGTAACATATCATGGCGGTTGCACAAAAACACACCAAGGTAATAGCGATCCAACTGCCCAAGAGTCCTAATGAAAGAATCATCAATGTTAGGATCACGATGACAGTCAGCATAAGCCTCAATAGCCCGATCAAAGGGGGCAGTGTGCGCCCATTCAGCAAACTTTTTTGCAGCGTCTGCATTATTATTCTTATATTCAACGCTTTTTGCTATAATAGGCAACACACCGTCACCCTATTTTCCTTTATATCCAGAAGCATGAGCCGCAGCGGCTTGCCTCTCTGCTTGCTTTCTAGTTGGATAACACTTCCCCCTGTCACCCCATTTCCATCCCTTCTTTCCTTTCGGAAGGGAACATCTCTTAATAGGCATGATTATTGAAAAGGTAAGATTTGACCAGACTCTGCCATCTCAATTAATTGTCTCAAAAAATCTGGCTCTTGAACGGCGCGTTGTAATACATCTTCTGATAAATTCATAGCCCAAGGATATAAGCGACGCAACTCAGAAGTTGGACTTGGCCCCCCTTTAATATCAGACGCCTTATAACCCTTAGCCGAAAATCCGTGTGTGGTCTCTTCTAATGGAACATTCCATTGAGCATACTCAGGATCACCGGGGCCGAGAGTTGGACCGCCAGCGGGAGCCTTACCCATAAACGCTGCACCAGCCTCTTCAGATACAAAAGGGGGCGCACCCAAGTTTACCCATGCTTGAGGATCTTCATATATAGTTCGCCCCTGTTGTCTAGCCAGATTATTATAAGCATCTTTTAATTGGTCTGGAGACATTCCAAAAATTTCACCAGCCTCTTCGGGGGATATCGAAAAACCTCTGATACTTTCTACTAACTGAACTACTTGCTCACCTAACTGCTTTACAATTTCTTGCAGACCTCTAGGTTTCTCTGCAACCACTTGTTCAATAACCTCAACTACCTCTGGATGCCTATCTGCTACATTTTGTGTGTACTGCTCTTGAGCAACTCGTCTTTTATCATATGGAGTTTCAGGAGTCCACGGACCCCATTCTTCTGCTTCTGCAATAATTTCTTGAGGTCCAGTAGATCCAGCCGAAACAGATCCACCCGGCGGTATTGCTTGACCAGTCCTTTCCATTTCTGCCGTTATCCCTTCAGCAGTAGCGCCACCCGCAGCCCTTCCCATTGGGGATGGTTCTCCACCACCCAGACCAAGTATCTCTACAGCCTCAGCCGTTGTGCCTTCCCCCATACCGGCACCACTCTCCATGCCGGGAGGTACAGGAGGATTGCGATCAGCAACTTGCGGCCCTCTGGGAGTCCACGGGTTCCAAGTTTCTGCTGCTGGAACATCAAGTTCTGCCTCTTGCATTCCGGGCGGATGACGACCCACAAGTTCTGGCCTTTCTTGGTATTGTATTACTTCCTCCGCAACAGGTGGTTGTTCAAAGCGGGATTCTGTTTCCCTGCCTAATCTATCCCTATAAGTGCCTACTTCAACTGCAGCATCCTGAAGAACTGTGGAAACAATATTAGTAAATTGCTGTCTTACGGCTTCTGGACCTTCCAATGCATTAACACCCCTCATAGAAACAGGGGGAGTATAAACTGCGGAG